AAAACCAATGGCAGACTTTGTATTTATGGTTGCGTTTTTTGGAATGCTCGTCGGCATCACCGGGTTCATCTTATTGGTATGCGAAGCAGTCCATGAAGAATTTGTGCGTGGACGTAATGAGCCACGTGACTTTCAGTCATACCAGAGGAAGTTAGATGATCGATACGTTTCTTTACATAATAAGCCAAGCGACAGGCTTCAGTAAGTCAGAGCTACTATCACGCAGACGCACAGCACAGCTGCGTGATGCACGGTTCTGTTTATACCTTGCGCTAGTTGAGTCTACCAATCTGTCAATCAGTGAGGTTGCTCGTCAACTCCGCAAAGATCACACCACGATCATCAGTGGTGTCAACAAAGCAAGGGACAAACGCAGGTCAGACCCTGTGTTTGCCCATCTCTATCGCACTATCGAAACAATGTTATCAGAGGAGATACAAAATGGATGGCATGACAAACACAGAATGTTCGTGGAATTTCCCAGTAGAATTTCACCCACTGAAATACTGGGACGAACACAACACTGACCAAGATATCTATGTCCCCGAGTCACTAGGCCGTGTGCTTGTACGCACCGATACCAATCAACCATTAGCAATTCATAAAGGTCGTTACACAATCAAGACCAACGAGGATTGCGTGAGTCAGATGGATGACGCTATCCGTGCAGCCAACATCGGCACTGACTATGACTGGAACATCACCACCATCGATCAAGGTCGACGCATGAAAGCAACGGTTGACTTCCGTGACCTTGTAGTGGAGCCAGCCAAAGATGACTACATCCACTTCCGCATCAGCTTGTTCAACTCATATGATGGCACATGGTCATTCATATTTAGCGCAGCTGGGCTGCGTCTGTGGTGTCTCAATGGCTGCACTACACCAGACAATGTTGCATCGTCACGCAACAAGCACACAGCCAGCATCAATGTAGAACAAGAAGCTGGCAAGATAGGCAAAGCACTTGGTGCGTTCATGAACCAGCGTGAAGTCTGGCAGAAGTACATGGGCATCTCTCTACGGGATCACCGTCAAACTGTAGAGCAATGGCTGAAGACTCGCTTGTGTATGTACCCAACAGCAACCAGCAACCTCAAATATAACGAGCGTCAATTAGAAACATTAATGCGTCAGTATGACAAAGAATGTTCATCGCTCGGCTCAAATATGTGGGCGCTATACAACACACTCACACACTGGGCATCACATCCAGAAGACAATCGTGCGCACGATGCAATCACCACACGCAATCGTGACATGCAGATTGCCAAAGCCATGACTTCAAATGAATGGAAGGTATTCGAAAAGTTTTAGAGAGGCACCTCCCAGCGGCACTGAAGGGTGTCGGTCGCCAGACTAGCTGCGCCTAGCGTCAACACTGTACCTCTCGGTCATCATGACAATTCAGTGAAGCTAGTCACCCTTTAGAGGGGCAGGTCATTTCCGAACACCTGCCCCTCTTATTTTATAACGCACTATATCAAGGAGATTCTTATGAAGTTAGCAATATCAGCTGCTGCAAACGGCATCAGCATTCAGCGTTTCGTAATGCACGACAGCACTTCACTGGTACTAGAAGTTATTGATGAGCTTGGTGTCAAACACACCATCAACATCCATTCTGATGCTCAGTGTCCGTATATAAAAGAAAAGAATGCCATTCAAGATGACACTCTTCCTGATGACGCATCTACTTGGATGCGTGTGCGCACACCGCTATTCATTCCACAAATCACAGACGAATGTGATTGGGAATTGGAACAAGAGTATCGTGCTGGCTATGCTTAATTCAGTTTCGTAATTATCTGAAAAACACTGCCAACAACAACTTGATCTAACAATGGTTTGCTCGGAACCATGCGTGTAGATGACTTGTGAATTATATAATCACCAAGCACTTCACCAACGAGCAGACCAAACTCTTCATCCTCAACTAGCAAAACGTCACCGTCATTAACTTCATTATTAACAGGGCGAACTACCACATAGGAGTGAGGCATCACCCCTCCCATGCTATAACCAGTAACAGCACCAAGCTTGTAGGCTTGCAGAGTAGGATCATCAACATTAATCATATCAACAACATCCCCTTCAACATTACGCACTTCGATTTTTTTAAATTGCTGCGCACTGTTTAAAAACTGTGGGGATGAACCAGCTATTTTGGCTAACTTAGCTAATGTCCTTGCAGATGGTAGGAATTTGCAATCTGAATTTAGAAACCGCGTAATGTTTGTCGGTGATGTACCAGCGAGTGTAGCCCAATGGTTAGCTGACATATGTTTTTCACTCATCACTTGACGCATCCATACACGGATAGTTCTTCTTTCAATTTCTTCCACGGCCTCCTCCTGCATTAATACAGTAGTACCGCAGACCTGCTATGTAGTCATCCGTTACTAATGCAGTATTGCACATGTGCAGCTATTGCACAACCTGCATAAATGCAGTATATGTATCAAATGGATAGTTATTTTGAAACATTAAATAAAATTGCTGTGAACTTTAACGTGAATCTACGCACTGCATTTGATCACGCAGGTATTCCATCCAGCACATTTTATAGAGCGCAACAGCGCAATGACATGAGATTTGTAACTGCATTGAAGGTATTGCAAGCCATTGAAATGCTTCACGCATCTCAAGCAGCCAGTTGTGATTGACCCTAACTGGCAGATGATTGTCACTCGCTTAGTTGAAGAGCGACACAGGCAAGATCTCTCTCAAGAAGCACTAGCCCATCGCATCGGCTGCGCTTCAAGTTTAATTCATAAGTGGGAGCAATTCAAACGTCTGCCCTCTGGGTTCTTGTTCTTGTGTTGGCTGCAAGCATTGGATTGTGAAGTTGAAATCAAGAAAAATCAACAGGGGTAGGCCAGCAACCTGCGATGTATGTAACGTAAAGCACCAGTATTACGTCTGTCCTCTGAAGTCTATCGAACCTGCAGATTACTACGTTGTCTGCATTGACTGCTACGAGAGGGACACATGGCAAGCAAAGCTCGCGCAAAAGGAAACTACCACGAAAACTTCTTCGTCAAGCTATTCAAAGACTGGAAGATCAAAGTCAAGAAGCAACCTCTCAGCGGCAGCTTGGGAGGAGAGTATTCTGGCGACCTCATCATCGAGATCAACGGACACCGACTGGTAGCCGAAGTCAAATACAGAAAGTCATCCGGCTTTCCATCACCATTTACAGTTTTAAATAATCGTGACGTTGCCCTGTTCAAGCGAGGCAACGGCACCAATCCGAAGTGGGTAATGATTATACCCGATCACATTGTGGAGCAGCTATGGAGTAAGAAGTAATGTCTTTCGCACTAATGGGCGCAGTGTACAAAACCGATGTCGGTGATGCACTAGCCAAACTCGTATTGCTTGTCATCGCAGAGCATGCAAACACCGAGTCAGGAGAATGCTGGCCTTCAATCACGCGCATACAGAAGGTCACACATCTGTCCCGTCAAACAGTAGTCAACAAGATAGACTACCTAGAACGTAACGGTTTCATACACCGTGACAAATCTAAGCGACGGTCTAACACCTATACCTTACTAGTCAACCAGCTAGACCAGACTAGTCTAGCAGGTAGACCCGAACCAGTAAGTAAACCTAATAACAATAGATACCCAATCCCGCACGACTGGGTAGCTAGTGATGTGTTGCGCAATTCAATCAGTGAGGAGATCGATCATGACACTGAGCAAGTTAAATTTAGAAATTACTGGGAAGCAGATGGCAGAGTGCAAGCCAACTGGGATGCACGATACAGAGTCTGGTGCAGTAATGCTAACGCCTTCACAACGATCAGCGGCGGTCGCTCGTCTGGTAGAAAACGAACCACAGGCAACAGACATAGCGGTTCTTTCTTCTCTGACGCAGCACGGGATCTGTCTGAGGGACAAGGGTGACTGGCGTTTCCCAACTGATGCTGACCCCTACTTTGTAGATCGTGGGTTCGAAATTATTTTTTCAAAAAAGATTTCCCCTGACATCAATGCTGCCATTCAAACTGTTACAATGTCTATGTCAGCAATGCCAATAGCGGACATGGAAAAGTCGCTGCTGACTACAATGATGCTAATGGTCAAGCCATCAGGTGAGTCATCACAAGATGCAGCCATGCGCTGCAAGCTATACGCCAATCAGATGCGCGATTGGCCTGCAGACATCTTTGTAAAGGTGCTTGACACCATTGCTAAGAAGCAAACCTTCTGGCCCTCCTTTGCAGAGTTTAACAAGCATTACGAAAGACTAATACGAACTCGTAAAAACATGCTTGAAACACTGCAAAAATGCACGAAGTAGGTTGATACTACTGCATAAATGCACTATATATATAGAGAGAGGAGTAACACTATGCATAAACGTATGGGATTTGTTGGTGGCAGTGACTGTTACCGCATCATGAATGGCGAATGGCATGACCTGTGGCTTGAGAAAACAGGGCGTGTTGAGCCTGATGATTTATCTGACATCTTTGCTGTGCGTCTTGGAACATACACTGAAGAGTTTCATATCCAAGAACTTGAACAAGAGTTGAACGTCAAGATCACACGCCAGTTTCAACACGAGCGTGAGATCGAACATGTACCATGTCGCGCCACACTAGATGGCATGTACGGTGCTATCGGTGTTGAGTGTAAGCACACTAATGAACGCCAGAATATGAGCAAGCAGCTTGAACGCTACATGCCGCAGCTTCAATTCTACATGATGGTAACTCAGATCAACCGCATGGTGTTCTCTTGCATCTTCGGCAACCGCTCACGCGAACACACTATCGTAGAAGCTGACGGACATTATCAGAACGATATGCTGCAAGAGATCATCAAGTTCTGGTCATACGTCAAAGATGACATAGAGCCTGATCGTGGCATCCTTGACATCATACTGCCCAGCATGGACGCCGTGCCTATCAACAGCATGATTGCCATCGATGCTTCAACCAACAATCAGTTCATGGCAGACGCTGAGATATTTACAATTACAAAAGACAAAGCATCTGCACATGAGAAAGCTAAGAAGCGTCTCAAAGAAATGATGCCATCTAACTGCCGCGAAATGTATTGCACCGACTTTGCAATGCGCCGCGCAGCCAACGGTTCTATTCGCATGGTAACAAAGGAGATCCAGAATGCGGTTAGCTAATCAAACCCAAACCATCTTAGCTCACTTGAACGAGGGCAAGATGATCACACCAATGGAAGCACTGAATAGATACGGGTGCTTCAGACTAGCCTCACGCATACATGACCTTCGCGCCCAAGGCCACGACATCGAGCGAACATTCGATGGCGATGGAGATAAGAAGTGGGCAGTTTATAAACTAAAAAAACAGGGTGACTCGCTTCAAACAAATCACCCTGCTTCGCACTAGTCATGGACAAGGAGATTCATCCAATGACATCAAATAATAGCACATCAAAACCAACTGGCACAATGGCACAAGCACTAATTGCTTGGCATAAAACCAACCCCGTTGCACCGAAGAACGGCAGCAACCCACACTTCCGCAGCAGCTTCTCAACGCTTGAAGATGTAATCACTTGCGTCAACACAGCGGCTGAGTTTGGACTGACCTTCGCTCAAGCAAATGATTTTATAATCACAGAGCAAGGCGGTGTTGTTGAATTTATAGAAACAATAATGATGCATGAGAGCGGAGACAGTGTACATGCTCGCACTCTCATCAAAGTAAAAGACGCCACTAACCCGCAATCGATGGGTTCTGGCATCACCTATGCCAAGCGTTACGGACTACAGGCAATGTTTGGCATAGCTTCTGAAGATGACGATGGCAATAACGCCACCGGGTCTGACAACAAACAAACACTTCGCACTGGCATTGAAAAAGGAGATTTCTAAAATGTCAAAATCATACATCGTTCACAAAGATGTACCTATACCTGCACCAAAATGGTCTGCTGGACGCACGAAAGGAACCAGCAAATACAAATGGATGCTCGACCTTTCCCTTGGAGATCACATCGTTGTCGAAAATCAGAAAGAAGCAGATTGCTTAACAAACGCAATGCTTCGACTGACTGAAGGCACTCGCAGTATGATCCAACGCAAAATGGAAGACAATCAAATTGGCTTGTGGGTTAAGCAAGTTAGCAAAAGGAGAGCCGCATAATGGACGGACAATACGATCCAACTGACAGCGTGTCAGCATTTGCATTTCGTAATAACGAACAAGCAATACTGACAGGCCCAGTCAATGACAACGGCAATGAGTCGCGTGTCATCATTACCAAGTCAACACTGCCAGACGGACGCATCATCCGTGATGTGTACGAGAAAGTCGGCACGTTGTTTGAGAATGAGAACACTGATGGCAACAAGCCGTTGTTCTCAGGCCCGTACAAAGAGCGCCGCATTGCGTTCTGGGCAAAAGAAAAGGATGGCGTCGGCAAATATTTATCCGGCAAGATCGAAGACAAACGTGTTGCACAAGACGCAGCACCGCAGTCTCCAACACCTTTACCAGATGGGCCGCTTGATGACAGCATCCCATTCTGAAATCTTAACCATTGATGACGTGTGCGCCGCATTGCAGACTTCACCCTCAAAAGTGAAGTCGCTATGCGGCAAGCACGGTATATCTGTCATTAAAGTCGGACATAAAGTCAGGCTAACAAGGCAATCATATGATGAGTTGATTGATAAATTATCATGTCGTTACACCTATTCAAGCGCGGAAAATACTACCACATCAACGACACAGTATCGTGGGGTGGCAAGTCGATCCGCATACGACAAACTACAAACTGTACTCTCAAACGAGAAGCGCAAGAAGTAG